ATACCAGCAGACGAACTACTACAAGAAGATTTTAGCTTTCCCGTGCAAGGTTACGATATTGAACAAATAAGACAATCTATTGCTAATAGAATCCCATTATTAGGTTCACAAAGAGGTGTTTATGGTGGTGGCCCTATGGGTGGTGGTTTTAATTTAACTGGTTATACACCTCAATATTCTTCTATGGTTGGCCCAATAGCAACTGGTCAAGCATACGCACAACAGATTGCTGGTGGCATGCCATTTGAACAAGTAGTAGCACCTGGCATGAGTTTTTCACCAGAAAGACCGCAGGGATACACGCAAGCAGAATTATTTTTACAAGATGGTGCTCCAATAATGCCACCACCACCAGGTAAAACTTTTGTACCATTTCAAGGCGATATGATGCCAGGAGAAACTGTTGAACCATTAACGCCGCCACCATCTGCACAAATCGGTGTACCACCGCCCATGCCAACTATATTTGGTTTTCAAGCTCCACAGTTTCCGCCAATAGATTTATCACAATTACCCGAAATAGATTTATCACAAATTACTATTCCTGAATCTGTTAAATCTAGCCTTGGCGAATTGCTTGGTATTCCTAAAATAGATGTATCTCAATTTGTAACTAGAGAAGAAATACCTTCTTTTATTCCGCCTGTACAAATGCCACAGATTCCACAAATAGACACTTCACAATTTATTGGTAGACAAGAATTGCCAAACATTCTTGCTGGTTTACCACAAGCACCACAAGTAGATGTTTCTAGATTTATTGGCAGAGAAGAATTGCCTTCTTTGTTAAAAGACATACCTTTAAATATTCCTAAAATAGATACATCGCAATTTGTATCAAGAGAAGATATTAGTGGTTTAAGATCAGACATACTTGGATCATTGCCACAAGTGCAATTACCAGATGTATCTAAATTCGTAACACAAGCAGATATTAATAAAGCTCTTGCTACTATTCCGCCAGCAGAACAATTAGATAGACAGGCTTTAATTAGAGATATACAGTCGCAAATAAAAGTTCCTGAAAGATTTGATCCTACTGCATTACAAGGACAAATTAGTGGACTACAACAACAGATAGCTGGTTTACCGCAACCACAACAAATAGATATTGGAGCATTAAGACAAGATATTCTATCTTCAGTTCCACAAACAAATTTAGCTGGTTATATAACAGAGTCACAATTACAACAAGCATTGCAAGGAATACCGAAACCAACAATGCCTGATGTTTCTCAATTTGTAACTCAAGCTGATATTAATAGAGCAATCTCTGGTATTCCACAAATAAGTCTTTCTGATATAGAGGCAAGACTAGCTGCATTAGAATCAACCCCTAGTGTTGGAGTTCCTAAGTTACCAAGACCAACAGGATTATTTGCTTAATGTCTATAACACACGAAGAAGCGGTCAAGGCTGAACAAGCTCAACAAATATTAAATTCAGAAATCTTTAAAGAAGTTTTGGAAAACCTAAAACAGACTTATATTGATGCTTGGTTAAAAGATCAAGATATAGATAATGTGAATAGTAGAGAGCATTTACATAAGTCAGTCTTATTATTATCAGAGATAGAAAAACACCTAAGAATCGTAGCTGAAAAAGGAAAGCTCACCCAATCCTACATAAACAAAATCAGAAACATAGTCTGATATTTTCTTTTTATAAACAATTCGTATAAAATATTATAAAAATACAATATAGGAGTATTTTATGGCAATAACGGATAAACCGACTGCTTTACAAACTGATAATGAAAAAGCTACTTCAGCTTTTGAAAGTTTCTTAACTCCCCTTGAGGATACAGTTGAAGAAGTCGATATAAACGAAGTAGAGGTCATCGAAGAAGATGAGTTACCTGAAGATGCTGAACTAGATGAAGCAGATGAAGAATACGAGTTTGATGAAGATGACGAATTTGATGATGAAGAACAAAACGAGGTTGAGGACGGACTAAAGCAACCCACTTCTTATACAGTCAAGATTGACGGAGAAGAAGTTGAGGTCACGCTTGAAGAACTCCAAAGCGGATATTCTCGTCAGCAAGATTACACGCGCAAAACTCAAGAGTTGGCTCAACAAAGAAAATTGATTGAGCAACAGCAACAAGAGTTAGCGCAAAGAGATGCAATCTATGCTCAGTTGTTACCTAAACTAGAAGCACAATTAAGTGCTGATTTAGCTAACGAGCCTGATTGGAACAGGTTGTACGAAGATGATCCTGTTGGTTATGTTCGTGAAAAGCAACTTTGGGATGAAAGAAAAGAGAAGTTAAGAGCTACTCAAGCTGAAAACCAAAGGCTTCAACAAGAGGCCTATCAAAAACAGCAAGGGCAATTAGCACAGTTCGTACAATACGGACAACAAAAACTTCTTGAGATTATTCCAGAATGGAAGAATCCAGAAATCGCCCAACAAGAAAAGTTAGCTATTCGCGATTACGGAATCAACACTCTTGGCTATACAGCACAAGAAATGGATACGATCTACGACTATAGAGCTTTGCTTGGTTTGCGTAATGCTTGGTTGAATGATAAAACTGTTCAAGCAACTAAGAAAAAACCAACCGAAAAAGCACCAGCTCGTGTTGCAAGACCAGGCGCAGTTACTAAAATAAAATCGGTAACACCAGCAAAGAGAGCAAAACAAAGGTTGGCTAAAACTGGTAAAACATCAGATGCAGCCAAAGTTTTTGAACAAATGTTAAAGTAATTTTTTATATAGGAGTAAACTCATGGCAAAAGTAACTAACGCTTTTGATACTTACACCGCAACTGCTGACAGGGAAGATTTAAGTAATATCATTTACAACATCTCCCCAATGCAAACTCCCTTTATGTCCTCAATCGGCAAAAGAAGTGTTAAAAATGTGGTGTTTGATTGGCAAACCGAATCTTTACCTGTACCTAGTGCAAGTGGCGAACTTGAAGGTTTTGAACTTTCAAGAGCAGCTGCTACCGCTACTGTAAGGCAAAGTAATGTATGTATGATCTCAAAAAGAGATGCAACAGTAACAGGCTCTCAAGAGAGTTCAGATCCAGCAGGTAAGAGATCAGAAATGGCTCACCAACTTGCTATTATGTCTAAAGCTCTTAAAAGAGATATGGAAGAAGCTCTTTCTCAGAACGGAGCTAAAACAACTGGTAACGCTTCAACTGCAAGGGTAACTGGCGGTTTCGAATCTTGGATCACTTCAAACGATTCAAGAGGAACTGGTGGTGCTTCTACAGGTGGCGGTGCTGCTCCAACTGACGGAACTCAAAGAGCTCTAACTGAAGATCTACTTAAAGATGTTCTACAACTATGCTTCACTAATGGTGGCGAACCATCATTAGCTATTTGTGGCCCACATAACAAACAAGTTATTTCTGGTTTCACAGGTAGAACACAAGCAAGACAATTTGTAGATGCTAATACAGTAGAGGCTTCAGTATCTATCTATTCATCTGACTTTGGTGAACTTAAAATCGTTCCATCAAACAGATCAAGAGAAAGATCATTGCTTCTTGTTGATCCTGAATTTGCTAAAGTGTCATACCTAAGAGATTTCAAAACTGTTGATATCGCAACTATAGGTGACGCTATGACAAAAATGATCGTAGTTGAGTATGGATTAGAAGTATCCAACGAAGCTGCTCATGGTATTGTTGCAGACCTTAATGTATCTTAATTGATCGGGATGAGGCGGGGTTAGATTAATTTCTACTCCGCCTTTTTTTTATTCTTAAAATTATTAGTCAAATAGCTAAAGTCAATGATAAAATTAAAGTTGTTGAACTTTTAGAAAAGCAATATGGCTAGAAAAACATTAATAGATCATAAAACTGGTTATACACACGAATTTGCCACAGAAGATGATAAACTTGTGTATCACACCACACAGGATGTTCAGCCAGTCATAGAGCATTGTAAAAACATTGCAGAATATGTAAAACCAGGTAAAGACTTCCGTCATGTTGCAGAAGTCCCATTAGTAGTTTATCAAAGAGCTTGTCGCGAAGGATGGGCTAACGATATGAAAGCATGGAAGAAATGGCTAAACAATTCAGATAATAAAGTATTTAGAACATGGCAAGGTAAACTATGACATACAGCGAATTAAAAACAAACATAGCGAATTATCTAAACAGATCAGATCTTACATCTGAAATAGATATATTTATTGACAATACCGAAGCCGAATTAAACAGAAGATTACGCGTTGCAGATCAAATCAAAAGAGCAACCGCAACCGCAGATGCACAATATTTATCTCTACCATCCGATTGGTTAGA